AAGGTGTCCGAGTTGGAATTTATCCACGTGGTTTCCGATCCGAAAAGAATCAGATGAAGATATAGTTATGAAGATTGCACTCTTGAATGACATACATTTTGGATGTAGAAACAACTCTGAAAAGTTTCATCTGAATCATATTTTTAGATTCTTTTCAGAGGTATTCTTTCCCTATCTCGATAAGACACCAGAAATCCGGGACATCTGGATTCTTGGGGATTTTGTTGAAAACAGAAAGGCGATAAATGTTCAGACTGCCCGATGGATCCGGGATTACTTCTTCAAACCAGTCCACGATCGAAACTTAAAGCTCCATGTTCTTGTTGGTAATCATGATTGTTTTTATAGGGAAACAAATGAGGTCAACTGCTACCGGGAGTTCTGGAAGGATGATTTTGAAACGATTGTTGAAAATACGCCTGTCACGTGGAACGGAATAGATATCATCCCGTGGATAAACCAGAACAATCTACTTGATGTTACTGGGTTTATTGAAGGAACCGACTCCAGATATGCCTTCGGACATCTGTCAATCGAGGGTGCAAGAATGTTCAAATCAACCGTCTGTGTTAATGGATTGCCAGCATCTGTTTTTGACCGATACGATAAAGTCCTGACCGGACACTTTCATGAAAAATCGGTATACAATAATATCATCTATCTTGGCAACCAGTATGACACAAACTGGTCTGAATACTGCTCGGATAAGGAGTATAAGGGCTTTAGCGTCTTTGATAATGATACCGGGGATGCAACATTTGTTCCAAATCCGAACAAATGTCATACCATTATCTACTATGATGATACCGAGAATCTGCCGACTGGAAGTGATTATGATGTGGAGAATAGGATTGTGAAGGTCGTTGTGAAGTCGAGAAAATCAAACGGATACTTTCAGAGATTCATTGATGAACTGACAAAACAGGGTTGCATTTCACTTCTTGTTGTTGACGATTCCATCAAATCCCTACTAACAACAAACTCAGAGACAGAGGAAATTACGATGAAGTCCGAGGAATCCCTCTTTTCGGATTACATCATGAATGATCTAGAAACATCCCTTGACCGAAAAAAACTCTTGACAAAGACGATGGAGCTATATACAATGGCAAAGGAAATCAGATAGGGAACAATATATTATGGAAATCATCAAAAAACTAATTCAGGACTTAAGAAATACAACAAGTAGCAAGGAAAAGATTGCAATCATCCATGCTGCCATGGAAAAATCATCCTTGGTTGATAGGTTCTTGAATTTGACCTATGACCCGTATCTTACCTTTGGAGTGAAGAAGGTGCCGGAAGTCGTGGAGGGGGATTCAGAAATTGATATATCGGAACTCTTTGTCCTTGCGATGAATCTGGCAAAAAGAAAACTGACGGGTAATGCAGCTCTGGATGCTATTCGTACCTTCAAGACAGGAAAAAAGGATAATTGGCTTGTTGACCTACTTCTCCAGAAGGATATCAAGGCTGGTGTGTCTGTCAAGACAATCAATAAGGCTGCTGGCTTCTCATTGATTTCGGAGTTTTCAATTCCACTTTGTCAAAGGATCGACCGGTGGGAAGAAATTCCAAATTCCTATGGAATTGTACAGGCAAAACTGGATGGCGTCAGAAATTTGTCCTTTGTCAATACAGCCACAAAGCAGGTCTATCACATGTCCAGAGCAGGAAAACTTGTCCCACAATTCGATGGTTTGTGGGACGATGAACTTATTGATTTGGCAAACAAGCTTCCCTACAAGAATGATATCCTTGTCTTTGATGGAGAAGTTCTTGGTGGAACATGGAATGATACAATAAAAGCAAAAGCCTTTGTGAATGAAAATAGGTCTGCGAAGGAAAATTTGAAATTCTATATCTTCGGATATTTTACTCAATCCGAGATGAAGGGCGAAAACTCTTCAAACAATCAGACAATCGGAGAAATCACTAATTGCCTGATGCATAACATTACGGGTTATAAGAAGCTTGTTTTTCCAAAGACGTATTTTTACAAAACAGCGGAAGATGCCTATTCCTTCTATCAATCCTGTATTAGTGATGGATATGAGGGAGTTGTTATCAAGAAGTCCGATTCATTGGTGAATTTCAAGAAATCAAAGGATTGGTTGAAGTTCAAACCAGTGATTGATCTTGATGGTGAAATCATTGAGGTTGTTGAGGGAACCGGAAAATATAAGGGGATGTTGGGTGCCTTCATTGTTAGAGGCAAAACCGAAAATGATGTCGAATTCCTTGCAAATGTCGGATCAGGATTCACAGACGAACAGCGCGCTGAATACTGGAAGAACGCGGAATCCCTCATTGGAAAGATGATTGAAATTGAGGCGCAGGAAGTGACAACTCCAGAATCAGGTGTTTCTTCGGTCAGATTCCCTATCTTCAAATTTTTCAGACCTGATAAGGATTGAGAATGGTTAGATCACTTTTCCTTTTGTTACACAAATAGAAAAGTTTCTAATATTTCAATAACTTAAGGGAAGGTCTTAAAGATAAAAATGATACAGTTACTTAATTTTGTTTCATCACCAAAGTATGCCGAATATATCAAGCGCTTGAATAATAGAACAAGGGATGTCAAGTTCTTGACAAGAAACAAGAATATTGATATCCTTCTTGCAAATGAGTTCATATATGAGGTATACTTGCGCTGTGTCATTGGTCTGATGGATAGGGCTAATGATGTGTGTGATGAAGATCCTGCCGAGAAGATATTAAAGGATTTCACATCGCGATTTGATGAAATTCTAAAGAAGTACCATGAGAAAAAGGGGATTTAAATCCCCTTTTTGATGAAAGGGATATTGGAGAAAATGGAAAAGAAGTTTTCGGATGACCCCTCAACCTTCTATGTTGATGCTGGCTTCTGTTATGGAAAAATCTACTGTAGGGCTGTCCGTGGTGATGGAAGCAAGGAAAATATTCTCGATGACAACTTTAGACCGGAGTTGTTTTATCAAACCACAAAGAACACAGGATATTCAGATATGCACGGAAGACCAGTTCTTCCAGTTCGGTTTGATGATTTCAAGAGTTTCAGGGATGAAGTCAGGAATGCATCCGGATTTTCAAGGAACCAAAAGCCAGTGTATGGAATGGAGAACATTGTTTCCCAGTTCATCACAAGAAATTTTGCCGAAAAAATCAAGTTCGAGAATTCCTACCTGAAGAAAGTCTATCTTGATATTGAAACGTCCCTTGTTTCAGATACAACTGGACAGAAGGAATTTGCCAATCCGAGGGTGGCTGATCATCAGATTACCGCAATTACTCTCTTTACCCGGGATGATGGATGGGCAAACTTCAATACCCTTGAAATCAACGAGGATGCGATCCGGAAGAAGTTCGGAAACGGGCAGGAAAAGATCAGGTTCTTCTCTGGAATGTCCGAACCTGAAATGTTAAAGGCATTTGTCAATTATTGGAAATCCATTGATGGGGATGTTGCTATTGCATGGAACTCCGAGGAATTTGATATTCCATACATATACAACCGGATCGAACGAAAGCTTGGGAAATCCTTTGCACAGTCACTTTCGCCTTTTGGTGTGGTTGAAAAACGGGTCGGAATGAACAAGTTCGGAAAGGAATTTGACAAGATCAAAATCTGCGGGATGACTCACTTTGATCTGTATAAGATCTATCAAAAGTTCGACACCCGCAAGAAGCCATCCTACAAGCTGGATGATATTGCTGAGTACGAACTAGACCGCAAGAAGCTGGACTATTCGGGATATGATGATCTCGAGGACTTCATGTTGAAAAATCCGAGTGAGTATGTTCGATATAACCTGATTGATGTGGAACTTGTCTGGCGGGTTGATGAAAAAATTCGATATACCGAACTTGCCTTTGTCCAAGCTATGCAGGCACACGCCATCCCGGAAAATATTCTGTCCCCGACAAATATCTGGGACAACCTGATTTACAACAAATTTCACCATGAAAAGAAGGCAATCCCACTAAAGGACACTGGAAATAACAATCCAAGAAAGATTGAGGGAGCCTTTGTCAAGTCTCCTATTCTTGGTAAGTTGGGATGGGGTGGATCCCTTGATGCAACATCCATGTATCCATCCGCGATTATGACAAACAATATCAGCCCGGACACAATGGTGCATTATGATGATTTGCCGGATGAGTTAAAACCGTACTATGATGTAAAGAACATTCAACGGATTCTGGACGATCCTGAGTTTGTTCGAACCCTAGTCCCACTTCTCCGGAAGTATAATCTGGCATATACTCCAAATGGGGCGTTCTATCGGAAGGACTTTGTTGGGTTTTATCCGCGTATTATTTCTGAACTGTTTGATACTCGTGTCAATATCAAATCCGAGATGAAGGAGTGGAAGAAGGTAGATGAAAAAATCAAGGCTTCGGTCAATGCAAAGAAGGCTGAAAACGCCGAAGTCGAACGTGTCAAGGGTGCATTGTCCTTGGATGCCTTGAAACAAATGGATTTTTCGGCTTTTGACCTTTCAAAGCTGCTCGGGATGGAAAAATACTGCGAAAACATTATCCCGTCCTTGGATATTGCACAGGATTCCACAAAGCGCCTAATGAATAGTGGTTATGGTGCAACGCTGGAAAAGAACTACCGATACTTTGATGAGATGATGGGCGAATCTATCACCTTTTCGGGACAGCTGTATATTCGATTTCTGGAAAGACAAATCAATCGTTGGGCGGCAAAGAAACTTGGTGTTGAATCTATTGATCTGATAACTAGAATTGATACGGATAGCACAGATGGATCAACGAAGGTTCTGATATCCAACGATGGGGAAGAACAGGAAATTGAAATTGAAAAACTCTTTGATGAATATGCAGACGTCGAAAACAATCAATCCGTTTATAAGGATGACTTTGTCTGTACATTAAAGAAAGACGTCCTTGCTCTTGGATTTGATGGTCAAAAACCGACTTACAAAAATATTAATTACATCATGAGACACAAGGTAAAAAAGGAAATGTTCAGGATAACCGTTGATGACAAGGATGTGATTTGTACCTGTGATCATTCTCTCATTGTCGAACGGAATGGAGAAATCATAGCGGCAAAACCAAGTGATGTATTACCGTCGGATAGATTTATTAAATTAGGTGCTGATTGATACCATTATCTGGATGTAATACAAATGTTCAATTATTTGGCGTGTGAAAATTATTATAAGGGAAGGATCACCAAAAAGATTTTTGAGAGATTAATAGGACATATTGAAATTTTGTCTGCCCTTGGAAATGACTATGCCAATAAAGATGTTTTCGATCTTATCAATAAACTCTCAGAACTAAAACCTAAAGATAGAAGAGGATATTATAGTATTGTCTTTGGTAATACTGAAATATACGAAAAGATAAATAAGCCTCTTTCAGATGATTTAAGGGATTTTCTTCAAAAGACAGGATTTCCAGAAAGACGATTCTATGAAATATTTGAAGACTTTGTGCTGGTAGGGATTTCGGATAACAGTGAAGAAATCAAGCAGCGAATTCTGAAAATTTCAAAACTACCAAAGCACGGTGTCACCCGAGAAAAAATGATGCTTCGCTATGGAGATCTTGTTGGGGAATGTAGGTGGAAGTCCTACTGTAATAAGCAGCAAAAATGCGGATGCTCCTTGGATTACTTTGTGATGAAGTACGGGAAGGATCAGGGAAAACGACGATATAGTGAAGTCTCTGCGAGTAAAGTAATTACTCTCGAAAAGTCCATACAAAGGCATGGTGAAATTTCTGGGAAGAGGATCTTTGAAGCCTACTGTAAAAAGCAAGCCTTTAATGGCAATTCCCTTCAGTACTTTGTGTTAAAATATGGGGAAGATCTCGGAAGACAGAGGTATGATAGAGTCTGTCAACAAAAGAGGATAACCAGAGAGAATTTTATACGAAAGTATGGAGATTTTGATGGAAATATCAGATACGAGCGCTGGAAGAATGGTATAATCAATCGACCAACACACAAGCATTCAATCATTTCCCAAAAATTTTTTTTGGATGCTCTTTGATCTTTTGGATACTAGCGTTCGGGAAGAATGCTATTTTGAAGAGTATAATCATGAGTATGTTGTAGACATTGAGGATAGTGTGTATTTCATTGATTTTTCCATTCCAGCATTAAAGTTCGGGATAGAATTTTATGGCGACTACTATCATGCAAATCCGATAAAATATGATGAAACCCATTATTTTGATCAATTTAGAATGACGGCTGGTGACATATGGCAAAAAAGACAAAAGGAGAATTGATAGAATAGTGGGATGTGGAAGGTTTGAAGATATCCTTATTATTTGGGAATCGGATTTGGATGGGATTGATCTATCTTCGATTGCGAATGAGATAAATGAAAGATTTAAAAGATTAAATGGAAAATAAGGTAAAATATTGCTCGAATTTCAAAATTGAATCTCTCGGGAAAAAGGAGATGTGGGTGTATGACATTGAGGTAGCTGACTGTCATAACTTCTTTGCGAATAATATCCTTGTCCACAATTCCCTCTATCTGAACTTCGCCCCCTTCATTGAAAAGTTCTTCAAGGGGGATCAGGATAATAAGGATGAATTGCACGGGTTTTGTTCAAAACTCCTGAAGGATGTCTTTGTTCCCTTTTCTGAAAAGCAGACAGAAAAGTATCATATAATCTGCAATTCCCTTAAACCCAGAATGAAGATGAAACACGAAAAAATCTTCAGTTCTTCCTTTGCAACAGGCAAGAAAAGGTATGCCTTTGATGTTGTTGAAAATGAGGATGTCATCTATGCCGAACCGGAAGTGTCAATCACTGGATTCGAGGCGATCAAATCCTCAACACCAAAGTTCTTCCAAAGCAAGTTAAAGGATGCGATGACTACAATTCTACGAAATTCCGAATCAGAATTCCAGAATTTTGTTGTTGGAACAAAGAAAGAGTTCTTTTCTGGTAAGGTTCCTGTTGAGGATATCGGATTTGTCAGCTCAATCTCGGATATGGACAAGTACGCTGATCCGACTGACATTTACAAGAAGGGTTGTCCGATGCATGTTAGGGCTGCACTGCTCTTTAATCACTATGCTGAAAAATCCGGGATCTTGACAAGAATCCATTCCGGGGATAAAATCATGATGGTCAAGTTGAGAAAACCAAACTACATTAAGGAGGATGTGATCGCCGCTATTGATGATTCCCTAGAAAGAATGGGATTACTTGAGGATGTTGATTACGTAGGAATGTGGGATAAGCTCTTTGTAAAGGCACTAGAACCTATTACGGATTCTATCGGATGGACAATTGAAAAGAAGAACAAATTAGTTTTCAAAAGATCATGAAAAAGACAAAAGTTAATCGTGTGCGGTCAATCGCCAAGAACATCTTCGGTGTTGAACCAAAACCCAAGAAAAGCACGAGGATTGAACTGATCACACTACTAAATTACTATGCAAATAACTTTGACTATGAGATGTCAAAGTCGTATCTGATTAAACATCCGGAGTTCGAGAAATACAAGGGTGTTGACGAAAAATATTTTTTGAACTATGGCTTTCTTTATCGTATTCTTGATAATGGTTTTAATGATGCGGATGATTATATAAAATCCTACCTTGAGAGGGCAAAAGTTGAACTGGATTCGCATCTTGTTAAGAAGAAGCCAGTACGGAAGGTTATTCAGTCAAAGATATCCATTCCAAACATTCGAAGAATTCAGGACTTGCAGGAATGTGGAGGAATTGCAGAGGCACTACTTGATATGGTCTATCAGGATCAGAGAAAGACCTTTGCAGGAAGTCCACTTGAGAAGGAACTTTCCGAATTGAATTCGAGGGATGAACTTAGGGAAGTCCTTAAGGCAGGTGAAAGAATACTGAAACGATTACAGACAGACAAGACCGAAAACAAGGAATGCTTCCGAAGAGGTTTTATCACCAATGCAACCAGACAGATCATTAACCTGATCAATGCGGTGCAGAAACGTCTTGATGAACATCGGAAGATGGAGAAGAAGATTGTTGTTAAAAAACAACCGAAGAAACCAATCCCGAAGACAAAACGGGTGAAGGATGTCCGATATGCCGAATCTCATCCAATCCTTGGCAATGGTAGGGGAGCGACAACAATCATTGATTCCACAGACTACTTTGTTTTTGACGGAAGAAACCTCCGTCACTATGTTGCCAAAAAGGGAGAAAGACTTAATGTAACCGGGACAACGATCATCAATTATGATCCGGACTCGTCAAAAATGAAGATTGTCCGGAAGATCGACACAATCAAGGATATCATGAGAATGTCCCGATCTGAAAAGACGAAATTGTTTAAGGAAATAAATGCAGTCGAGAAATCCCTCAATGGTAGACTAAATAAGGATTGTCTTTTGATCTTTTAACTTGTGTGAGAATAGTATATTATGATACTTGTTGATTTTTCGCAGATTGTCCTTTCAGAGGCATATATTGAGTTTACAAAAAACCCTGAAAGGTACAGCATGGAATCCCTTCGGCAAATTGTCTTAATGAAGATTGCCGGAATTCAATCCAAACACAAAAACAAATTCGGTTCGGTAGTTATCTGTATTGACTATCCCTTTCATTCGTGGAGAAAGGATTTCTTTCCACAGTACAAGGCAAACCGAAAGAAGAACCGTGATGAATCGGATGTCTTTGATTGGTCTCGATACTTTGAGTATTACAATTCCATACTGGAGACCTGTTATGAATATCTGCCATGTCGGATTGTTGTTGCACAGGATGCCGAGGGTGATGATGTAATTGCTGTTCTGACAAGGGCATTTCATGAACAGGAAAGTATCCTCATTTGGAGTTCTGACAGGGATTTCGTCCAGCTACAAAAATATCCGAACGTCAGCCAGTATTCCTACTATAAACGGAAGATGATTGAAGTGGAAAATCCTGTCAGATACTTGGATGAAAAAATCCTGACAGGCGATCGAGGCGATGGAATCCCGAACTGTTTGTCCGAGTCCGGATGCTTTGTTGATGGAAAACGTCAGAAGAAATTGACCGAGGCGATGAAGGAACGATTGCTCGCCAACAACAGACCTCCTGAACTGAATGCTGATACAAAGGATGTTCTTACAGGGATTGAAAGGAATCGGGTTTTGATTGACTTCGATAAAATTCCAGAAACAATTTCTGATAGGATTCTATCAGCCTATATGGAATATGAGATCCCGTCCAAGGGAAAGTTCCACAAGTTTCTTGTCCATAATGGAATGATGAACATGATTGATATTGTGCAGAAGTTTTAAGCCAAAGAGAGAATATGCCATACTATACATATAAGTGCGAAAAGTGCGAGACCCAGTTTGATTTGGTCAGGAAGATCTCTGAAATGAATGATCCGACAAACTGTCCGCAGTGCGGCTGCTCTGATTGCCGGAAGATCATTGTCCCAATGCGATCTGGTGTCGTTGGGGATTCCCTTTCACTCGAGAAAAGAATCCCGGGATGGTTCAAGGACAAATCTAATGCACTCTCAAAGACCTTCAAAAATTCAAAAATGCCAACATTCTAATTGACATTTCCAAAAATCACTCCTATAATGTTACCAATATTGTGATACTTTATAGGAGTGATTTTGTTATGTACTACTTGTATAAAAAGGTCAACGGGGAATATGGACAGGATTATGTGTCGGTTTCAAAGAGACATTATGTTATGGATCTTATAAAAAGCTCCATTGATTTTCTGGTCGTGCAAGGATATACGATTGAATTCCCTGATAATGATCAGGGTTGTATTATGACTTTGAAGAATTCCGAGTTTTTGGTAGAGTATTACCTGTCCGATAAACTGCCAGCCGTTTATGAAAAACAGGAATGATATTATGGAAAAGACCTTTTATTTTGATGGAAATGTTTTGTGTGGTGTTAATGCCCTAATCTACAATGTCAGGTCGAATGCCCATCTCTATTGTCGGGAAGCACTCGGCAGAATGGTAACACTAAATGAAGCTCGTAGATGGTTTGATCTGGAATATAAAAAATCCATACGTCGGATTTCCAGAGCGAAACCACGTACTGAAATTCGTTGTTTTGGAAAGGTTTTAACAGTATTAGGAAATGCCGAAGTATGAAACAGGAAAGAAGAAAGACAAGATTTCATTATTCCCTCTTTTGTCAGGATACGCCCTTCAAACCAAAATCGGTTAAGTCAAAGAAGGCATATACAAGAAGGGAAAAGTATCGACCAAATTATGATTTCTGAACTAAAATAAATAGAGTGCGTATATATTAAAAAGAATGCACGCATGACAAACAATACCTTTAGTGAGTTTATTAAACAGGATGAAAAAAACTACCTGCGAACAAACAAGTTTCAGGTAGTTTTTTCTAAATTCAATGACGTTGTTTATAATGTTACATCCCTAAACATCCCGGGTCTTGTTCTTGGAGAGGTTCAATATTCAACAAGATACCGTCAGGTTCCCTATGTTGGTGATAATATTGAATATGATCCCTTTGAAATGACCTTCCTGATTGACAAGAAGATGATTAACTATCTGGTACTCTATGGGTGGATGAAGGGTATCGGATTCCCGGAAGAGTCTGAACAATACTCGGATATTCGGGGTTACTTTGGGTTACTTGGGGATAAGGGAGAACCCACAGTCAATGCAACAGTAATTGTTTATGATTCAGACATGACACCGTTGATGTCGGTTGAACTGCGTGGGATGTTTCCGGTGTCTCTGACAGGGATTAATCTAACACATGCATCACCATCCTTCCAGAATGGGATTCAGGCAACAGCAACCTTCAAATTTCAGGAAATTCAATTCATGAAACCTCAAACAACCGAGGTCATTGTTTGAAGATTTTGTGTTGGTGTACATAAATATACTATTTTAGATAAACAAAAAGGACATGAGTACAACAATTATTACAACGGGAGATAGAACGATACTATCGGGCGTACCGATAGGAACTTCTATCAATTTTACTGGGATCGCCCCCCCCCAGGTTATTTACTTGAAGATGGTTCGGCAGTAAGTCGCACAACATATGCAAGGTTATTTGCCGTAATCGGGACGGTATATGGTGAAGGTGATGGTTTGACTACCTTCAATCTTCCAAACAGGATTGGTCGCTTTCCGGAAGGCGCCAAGGCGGCTGGTACGTATAAGGAAGCAGGGTTGCCGAATATTACTGGGTCATTTGATCTCGGAGACAGAAGAACACATATTGAGAATACAGTAGGAGCACTTTACAAGACTACAGCACCTTCCTCCACATGGGGAGGGTATGATTCTTCTGCCAAAGGGAATACCGATGGTATAGGTTTTGACGCTTCGAGATCCAATTCTATCTACGGAAAAAGCGATACAGTCCAACCCCCATCTATCGGGTACTTGCCATGTATTAAAGCCTTCGATGCGGCAGTCAATCCGGGAACGGGCGTTATCACAGAACTGGCGACCGATCTAGCGGCTAAGGCGGACATTGATCTTGGCAACATCAGCGCGACGGGAAAAGCGAAAGTAGCCAACCTGGCGATGCCGTCAGATCAATTAGTCGAATTGAGTTATGTAAGTGGGAGTACATATACAGCTCCTGCGGATGGATATTTCTTTATAGTCGCATCAACAAGTGACGGGGGCGTCAGATTAGAAAATACATCCTTGAGAACCGTTACTACTTCAATCTCGCATCGCACGTGGGGTCTAGGGACATCTATCGCTGTTCGGGCTGGAGACTCTGTTTATGCGGATGGCTATCAAGCTACGGTATCGTTATTCGGATTTCTGTATGCCGAAGGGAGTAAACCATAATGAAATACGGAATTGTTGAAAACCACAAATTTGTCCTGATTGATGAAGAACTCCAGCGGCTGAAAAACACGATTCCATTCATGCCGCAGTATTCGGTCGAGCAAATCGAAACTTACGAAGACAGCGAAATCGAACAAGGTTACGACGGCGCATGGTACGAAAAGGGATACGCGCCGGAAGTTCCAGAAGAAGTCGCGATGAAGAAGGCGAAAGAAGAACGTGCCGAAGCTGTCTCCCGCATCACCGTCGAGGTGGACGGAATGACCTTTGACGGTGACGAAACCGCACAAGACCGTATGGCGCGGGCTATTACCATGTTTCAGGCTTCCAGCTTGCCAGAGGACTACACGACAGCATGGGTACTGGCAGACAACACGGTAGCGCAAGTGACCGTTGCACAGCTGGCGCAGGCGCTTTTGCTGGCAGGACAGAAACAGACCGAACTGTGGACAAAACCCTATGACTGATACCTCGCTTAAAGACGCAATCAAAGAGGCATACGACAACAGCTTCCATGAAGTTACGAAGGATGAAATGGAGACAATCAAGAAAACCATTGAGATGAACGCCAAAAATCTATATGCCATGAAGTGGCAGCTTGAGGCAAGAATCAATGTGGCAGAAACCGAGGAAGAACTTGTCGAATGTGTGTGGGAACAATGATGGATGAAAGATGGAACTATCTCATAACTTTGAGCAGGCACTGATAGCCCTTGACCAATTTCTCAATGTCGTCCTTTGTTCAATCTTTGAACCAAAGGAGAAACACTGGGCAGATGAGACATTTTCGGCTCATTGTTACCGTTGTCGTGAAAAAAATACCATGTGGAAGTGTTTTTATGAGATTGTGAATTGGCTATTTATCTGGCAGGGTGGAAATCATTGTTACAATGCCTATCAGTCGGAACTAAATAGAACCCAGTTACCGGAAGATTTACGAAAGAATAATGGATAAAATCAATTGCTTTCTTAAGTGGTTTTTTCTTACAATAGCCGATAGACTTTTTTGTGGCATTGCCTTAATACTTTCTCCAATCTACTCGCTCTTTGTACAACCTGATGGGAATCTTCCGAGATTCCTGTCATGGTTCCAGACACCAGACTCGGACATGTTTGGAAGATATGGAGATAATGATTTTGCCAAGAGAAACACCGGAAACACAAAAACCTTCCTTGGCAGGTATTGGACGTGTATTAAGTGGTCATGGCGAAATACCGGTCAGGGTTTCAGCACCTATGTCTGTGGTTTACCCTATGGAACATCAGTAACCGAAATAACATGGGTAGATTCGAATGGTATCAGTCATCAAAAGAACATTGCCTACAAGATGGAATCGCCATATCGAATGGTAGGATTTGAATTCAAGGGCGGTTGGAAGTGGTCGAAAAAAAGATTTTTCCGATGGAGAATTGGATGGAAAATGAAATTTGGGCAATCCCGTGGATTTAAGTTGCCCTATCAGATAGTACTATCAATCAATCCTTGGAAGTTACTTTGATAAAAAATCCCCAGTTTTCACTGGGGATTTTCTTTTTATGACGCTGTTGCTGTCGTGGTAGAAGTCGATTTGATATCGTTGATTGCCGCCAAGAGCTGCTGCGTCTGACTGTTTTGGGCGATCAAACCCTGTGCAGATTGCAGGTCAGTTCTCAAGGACTGGATTTCCTGACATTTCATGTAATTGATCGTATTGTTCGATCCATCAGTAATTGCCTGAAGAATCTTGCAGGTATCCGCGCTTGCCTGACTTGCAAGAGCATTCAATCCGCTCTGATTTTCATACCGCATATTGTTCAACGTCTGCGCCGTTGCATTGTAGGAATTGTTGATTGCTCCCTTGATGTCACAGGCAGTTGTCGAGACGTTGAAGTTGGTGCCGTCGATTGCACGCTGTGTCTGGCAGCAACAATCAGAGAGTGCTCGCATCAGGGATGCTGTATTGGTGTCACCCTGACGGGACAAATCAAAGAATTTGTTCTGTAGTGCACTCCACGCTGATCCGTCAGTGATTTGCATGGTAGACAGAGTCTGTTTGATGTCATTCAGCGATGACGTGTCATAACCCATTGCACCACTCATCCCGCCACCGTTACCGTTGCCGAATCCACGTCCCCCGCCGCCATTACCGAATCCAAAGAGCAGAAGCAGGAACAGAAAGAGGAAGCCGACACCATTCCCACTTCCGAATCCATCCTTCTGACTGTTTAGAATGCTCAACAGTTCTGCTGCGCCCATTCCGCCACTTTCCATATTTTTAACTCCTTTATATAAAAGACGTTCTCTGTGATAATGAGATGAATAAACATCTCAAAAGTGCTACATTTCTCAGGAGAAGATATAGTCAGATGTCAGAACATCTCCTATGTCATAGTTTCCGAACTGTGGTGGAGGAGATATTCCTGTTTTCTGATATTCTTCATAGAAGGATTGTAGGGGATTGTTCTTTAAGTAGAGATTGAAGAATTCCGTCCGGATGATGTTATGAAAGACGGCACTATCCGCAGCATGGACGCCAAAGTCATCATGAATCATGGCAAAATCCGAAATTCCAACCTTTCTAGCAGTTTCAATGCACATCATCATATGGGTTGCGTCTAGGGAGTGTATGAAGTTCGGCGAAATCCCCTTGATATGTCTATTCTTGTCCGTTTCGGGTAGGGTTTCATAGATTGACAGGATATTTCCGAACCGACGGATTCTAACTCTCTTTTTCCTCTGCTTACGGTATTTTTGTAGAACCGGGAAGCCAATCGGTGACTTCCAGAAAATATTGGATTCACCGGATTCAATGATCGTCCTTGCACTTTTCTTTAGCCATGTCATAATCGAGTTGGCAGATGGAATTTCCCGATTAATTACATCGCACAGTTTTGTTGATAGATAGTTAGCTGCGACTAGGAAGTGCTCCTCGGGTATTTTACTCAACCCACTTCGGAGATAATCCTCAAGAATGAAATCGGACATTGAATATCTGGATACTCCATAGGGTGTTGTCATGGTAGACCGCTTTACGACACTCCTTCCAATCCCATTATCAAGCCACAATTTACGAATATCCTGTCTTTCTGACGATTGGTCGGAAACAATAGCTTTCGTGACCTCTTCAGCAATTTCCGAGTAGAGATCACAGGGTGCATCGGACTTTTTCAGATTCACAAGAGCAGCAGCCATTTCATCACGAAGGAGCGCTGTCAGGTGTTGTAATCCGTTTGCCGTTCCATCCATTGAGACAGGGAGGTAGGATATAAAGTCCTTTGGAGATTCGATATATTTCCTATACTCAAGGAGCCATGCAAGGAATTGAACAGGTTTATCAGCGGCTAGCCAGAATTCATGATTTTTTATTGGTTCACGGGCAACTGACAACAGAACATCCCTATTATTCTTAACCCATTCAATTCTTTCCTGATAGGACTTCTTATCAAGACCATACCGATTTGCACCATTGATGAAGAACCATCTTTCGGCGGCGGATGTGGACAATCCTTTTCCCCTTGCAAACATCAGTAACCCCTTCGAGAGATCAGTTCCCTGTGGATTAATGTCACGTGAAACCGAGTAAACCCTGCCACGGAAATCACACTTATAAACAAAGTAGATTTTTGAATATTCCGAAAAGGTTTCCGCACACTTTATACAGGATTGATACTTAAGATACTTTGACAAATCCTGTTTGTATCTTCTTATCTTGATAGTATCCTTCACGTCCGGTTTCTTGGGATGGATTCCAATAATTTCCTCTGACTGGACAATTTCAGAAACATTCTTTATAATATCCAGAACATCCCGGTTGATTGTCCATTCGGTTCTCTGGAGTGCATTCACACTTCCGAAAACTCTGTCAAGGGATCCAAGTCTTGCAATGTCCGAAAGATAGTCGGATGTTTTGCCAAAGGAATAGGGCGGCTTGGCGAAGCATCCAAAACGTTTTTGGAAATTGTTGGTGTGAAATCCACCACTTCGCAGATCTGTCCAGTCAATAGGCGGCTCAATACAGGGAACTGCATAGGTCGAAAAGGTCAAGAGGCGATGATCTATTTCCCGTATTTGACTAAAGACGTCTTCAGTGAGATGGACGGTTATTCTTGTGTGTTTTGCCTTGTAGTGGTGTTGGGTTATAATAAAACCAATATCAATTAGTATACCTAGAAATACTGAACCGAGCTGGAGAGTTTCCGATTTTGTTCCGGCTTCTTCATAAATACACATTCCAACATTATGACTCAAGACATTGTACATCAGTCCATCAGTACTTTCGGAATACTTCAGGCACTCCGAAAGAACAAAGCAAAGTGCTATCGAAGCAAGATCGGACAGTTCAAGATTTGTTTCTTGACAAATTCTTTTAAGGAGTTTCGTTGTTTTGTAGGTTACCTTCTCAATATTAAGGTCATCGAGCATCCTTTTATGGTATGTCCTCAATATTGACGGAGTATACTCATTGATGGTATTATCAGGGCTGGATGATTTAAGGAGGGTTGATTTAAAGATCGAGTTTTCAAGTTCTACTTGGGTATTAAACATTTGTTTTATAAGGAGTTTTTTTAATGAAGGTTAAAAAACGCGATGGGAGAATTGAGGATTGGGATTCCTCGAAGATAATCAGTGCAATCCACAAGGCACTGAAAAGAACCGGCGAAAAGATCCCGGACTGGGAGTCTGTTGTACAGAAGGTCGAGAAGGAATGTCAGAAGGTTTGCAAGGACGGAATTGTTTCGATTCCTGATATTCATCGAATCGTTGAGATGATTCTGATGACATCACGAATGAAGAAGACCGCCCGGGAGTATATCGAATATCGTTCTAAACGGGATTTTGAGAGACTTCGCGTCTCAAAGATAATGCAGGATATTGATGGGCTTAATAATGAGACGGATGAGGATATCCTGAATCAGAATGCCAATAAGGCAACCCGAATTCTATCCACACACAGGGATATTCTGGCTGGCATTGCCTCAAGAGAATGTGCCAAGGAGTTCATGCCGGAAGATGTCAGGCAGGCACATACATCAAAAATCTACGCCCACGATCAGGATTATGCAATCACAGCCGGACTTCATAATTGTGGCGTCTATGATTATGCAAGTATGTTGAAGCATGGATTTAGACTGGGAAATGCCGATATCGAACCTCCCAAGTCAATTGGAACTGCTTGTACTGTTTTGTCACAGATTGCCTCGACAATTTCATCATCATCCTATGGCGGACAATCAATGCATCGGTATACCGAGATGTTGAGACCCTATGCCATCAAGTCCTTGAAGAAACAACTGAAACAGTCAAGACTTGATTTTGAAAGTATCATCTCGAAGATTCCTGTTGATTTTTCGAAGAATCGGGATGTTTGGAAGGATCTAAAGAAGGAATATCAGAGGGCAGCATGGCGAAGATTTGAAAAGGAAGTCCATGATTCACAACAGACTTTTATCTATCAAATCAATACGATATGTGGAACCAATGGACAATCGGCATTCTGCACCATCTCAATCTATCCCTCTACTGACAAGATGTGTCAGTTCATAGCAAGGAAATATCTTGAGTGTCATATGGAAGGAATCGGTGCAGAGCACCGGACACCTGTTTTCCCGAAGGTGGTCTACTTTGTAAAGAAGGGATTGAATCTTGACAAGACGGATCCTAACTATGATGAACTCTGTCTGGCAATGAGGTGTTCGACAAAACGCATGTATCCCGACTATATCATGGTGGATTCAAACACGAAGATGACAGGATTCAGTGATGCTGTGACGCCGATGGGTGAACTTTGACTACCGCCCATATAAAACGCTGTTAAAAAGGGGAACCCCTTGAAATAGGGCAATCCTTTACGAAGCACCTTTCTAGGTGTGTGTCAAACGACTAATCCTGATGAGTGTAAGGATGTAGGCTGTAAGCAAATGACAGTCGAAACGCAGCGCAAGAAAATAATTTCTTGAAGATATAGTCTGATCTTCATGGTAACATGAAGCAGTCCTGACTGGGACGGGGTAGAAATTGCGAATCTACCTGAACAAAATGTGTAGAAGTTTCGTTCCGGAGTATATAAAAAATGGAGTTGAAAAATATACAGGAAGATATAATCTTGGTGTTGTTTCGGTCAATGTGCCATATGCAGCAGCAGAGGCAATGGGAGATAAGGAGAAGTTTTTTGAGATCCTTGATTCATACTGTGAGCTTGCCTATCAGTACCATATGATTCGAATCAATCGGTTCAAAAAAACAAAGGCACGACAGAATCCGATCCTTTGGATGACTGGGGCATTGGCAAATTTGAAACCTCACGAAACTGTTGAACAGACGATATATGACGGAAATGCAACAGCATCTCTTGGATATGTGGGTGTATATGAGGCACAGGAAATCTGCGGGGATACCTCAAAGGATTTTGCAATGAAAATTGTCAAATTCCTGAAGGGGAAGTGTGAGGAATGGAAGGAAAAGACTAGAATAACATTCAGCTTGTATGGAACTCCTAAACTGTTGGGACTTTGAGGAGTGATCCTCATCGAATATCCTCGCTAAACGGGCAAGAGTAATAATCTGGTAAGAAAACCTAAACCAAGTGTAATTTGGCAAGGCGATCCCGTAGGATGGTATTTTTATTATATATAAATTTCCTTTATACGGTAACGAATAGGGTATCCTTATAAAGGATTTTTATGAAAGAAATTTTGAAAAGAATTGTAGGCAGTGAATCGGATTACGTTTCTAATTTTGGAAATATTTACCAAAGAAAAAATGGGAAATTCGTACAAAAAAAAAGAAATGTTTATCGAAGGCTGGCTATGAGTATGTAGGAATAAGATATAGTTTTAATAACCGAAAGACTAAAAGGGTTCATAGAGTAGTAGCCGAAGCGTTTTTAGAAAATCCGAACGAATTAGATGTGGTAGGTCATAAAAATAATATTAAAAATGACAATAGGGTTGAAAACCTTTATTGGACTACAATATCCGAAAATACAAAAAAGGCATATGATGATGGGTTGACTAAAACCGATTCAGGAGCATTTGATAGCCAATCTTTTCCGATTGCGTGTTATGATAAAGAAGATAATCTAGTTTCGGTATATGGATCTGTTAAAGAAGCAGAACGGTGTATAAAGGGTTATCCGGCAACATCAATTTACAAGGTTCTTGGTAATAAGAAAGTAGGATTAAAAGGTTATCGGTTTGAAAAAATAAGTAAAGATTTTTATTTTTCAACACCACCAACAAAACGATCGGTGATTTTTCAGACCAAAAAAATAGAAAAACCAAAAAACAAGATATTGGTGATATTTTTAGACACCGGGAAAAGAATAATTTGCAATTCACAAAAAGAAGCCGAAAAAATCACCGAAGAGCCTCAAGGTTATATTTCATATCTTATAAAAAACGAAAAAATTTCAAAAAATAATATAAAATATTGTTCTCTAACGACTATCGAAAACATAACCAACACCGATAATTAAATGTTGGTGAAGAAGTGAGTAGAGTAGGGGTGGTATAGCCCCCCGAAATGCGAGGGTTCTGATAATAGGTTATCAGAACGTGATATAGTCTAGTGTTTCACGAAAGTGAAAATATAAACGGCAGAAAGTTTATGCTATACCTTTGCAAGGGCAATCAAAAGGGATTTTCCGGAACTTGGATTTGAACATGAATATCTGACTAATTCGTTCCATCTTCCAGTACGGGCAAATGTTGATATTTTTGAAAAGCTTGCGTATGAATCCGACTTCTATATGGTATCGTCCGGCGGAAATGTGAATAACATTGAAATCCCGAACCTAAAAAACAACATAGAAGGGCTTTACAGAATAATTTGCGAAGCATATGATAAGATAAATTATTTAATCGTAAATCAACCGGTTGACCAGTGTTTCGAGTGTGGATTTGAGGGTGAGTTTGAATGCTCAGAGGATGGATTCAAATGTCCAAAGTGCGGAAACAAGGACGAGGATTCAATCTGTGTGATCAGACGTGTTTCGGGATATATTTCCGCACCAAATTCACGTCCCTTCAACAAGGGGAAACAACATGAGGTCTTGGACAGAGTAAAACACTGTGGTTACCGGGCGGATGAGTGAAATTAAGAAAACAAAGGCGTAAATTGTATACTATGGAAGAAGAAAAATGTATAAAATAGAACACTTGGGGAAAACGCGTAATACGGCAGTAAACCCAAAGGAAATTTCAGAAGAATATCTTAAAATTATAAAGGAATCCTTTTTTTTAGAAAACCGCCGAGGATGTTGATTTTAAATATGTAGGATACGAAACACTAATAAACATAAAAAGAATGAACACAAAGCGAGAATATAATGATAACTCTGAAAAATGCCTGTGTTTTAAAAAAGAACGTTTAGTATTTGAGGCTTGAGAATGTATTATGGTGAGATAATCAATACCGACTTATGCAATGGGGAAGGTATCCGGACAACACTCTTTGTTTCGGGATGCACCCTGAATTGCGAGGGGTGTTTCAACAAAAAGTCCCAAAATTTCCGATATGGTAGGGAATACACAAAAGAAACCGAGGAATTTCTTTTGGGGTTGATTGGAAGAAAGAACTGTTCAGGACTTTCTATTTGTGGTGGCGATCCATTCGAAAAACAGAATCAGAAGACTGTTCTAGAACTTGTCCGGAAGGTCAGAGAGGTCTTTGAAGACTCAAAGACAATCTGGTTATGGACAGGTCGAACCTATGATGAGGCAGTGCAGGATGAAACGAATAAAAAAATTATTGACCTGATTGATATCCTGATTGATGGGAGATATTGCAAGGAACTTGCTGATAAGAGTCTACCATGGCGTGGCTCTTCCAATCAGAAGATAATCCATCTGACGCCGGTTAAATAAATAGAATAACTGAAATCCAAAGAGGAAAAATCAAATATGTACACAATTTACATCACAGATAATCAAGATGAAGCATCTGCTGTCACAGAGATCGAGAAGTACGTAAAAAATTTGAAGGAAAACTTCATTAAGAAAAAGGTAACAACGAAGGCTGATATTGCTGCTCTTCAAGGAAAATATGGAACACAGTTACCGAAGAAGTATCCGATTGTGATTTATGGTGAAATGCTTATTGGTGGACTTGCCGAAATGAAAATCTGGTATAAGAGTAAGCGATCAAAGAAGTAGGTGATTGATTTTTGATGTTGAAAAGGATGGGATGATATAAAACATCCCATCCTTTTTTATTTATTTCAATTTGTATTTTTCCTTGTTGCTGGCTCTGTTGTAGTAGTCGATTTCCTTTTGCATATATACCAATTCCTGTTTTAGGGAAACCATATGTTCCTTTAGTTCAATGATCGAATTGAAAGTCCACGACATTGCACCAAAAACAAAAATCTGAACCAACCCTCCAACTATTGTTAGAGCATGGATATTACCTCCTGCCTTATCAATCCATGATTCCGCCTGATCTACCCGTTTATCAACCTTATCAATCAGTTCAGTCAGTTTTGTATTAAGCTCAATTTCGGATTTTTTCAAATTAACTTGCTCCTTCTGGATAGTTTCCATTCGCTCGCCAATTTTGATAATTTCCTGTTGTGCGACAATAAAGGTATCTACCTTTTCGGCGATATCATTATGTACATCATCAACCTTCTTGTTTATTGAGTTGAGATCCGACTCCAACGTTTTCAGTCGGTAATCGTTTAACTTTTCTGTCTGGATAATCTGGGTAATATCAGGCATCTTATTATTTTACAAGTTATCTATTTTGTATTTATCTATTCTGGGGATAGTTTGTCGCACTGTTTGACATATTGGTATAGGATGAATTTGGATTACGTGTGCTGAACACGTTCTGATTCATTTGTTGTCCCTGTTGTGGCTGTTTCTGGGTTGTGTTCTTCGAAGCGTCTACGACAATAGGAGTGTTTGCACTGGATTCGTTTTCCTTCAATTCGGAAGTCTTTTCCTTCAGTTTTTGGGAAGAAATCGTGCTTTCCTTTTCCTTTGACCGGGCAGTTTCCTTCACATTTTCCTTTGAAATTTCTGCGGGCTTTTCATTCTTATCATCCTCACCCCCACTATGGAAATATTCCATGAGAGCTTCGAATCCGCCAGTTTCTCCAGCATTTACTGAGGCAGCACTCGCTTCATAGATATCTTTGTTTGTCGCATCCTTCTTTGTGGCTAACTTTGTTTGCTCGATGGTAGCATCACTGGCTCCCATATGTTCAGCCTCTGGCTGAACGGCTGTGACCAAATCAGCGCCAGCCTCTCCGATTTCCTTCCCCCATTTGTCTGCGATATAGAGTAACGCAGCAACGGACGCTGCAATTGCGGCAATTCCGGCAAGATAGGGAAGTGCAGCCGTGATGAATCTTGAAAGCATCCCAAATAGTGGCGTTTCACCGGCTTCTTCGGCTTTCTTTTTCGCGGACTCAATGAAATTTTCCTCGTTTTGGGAGTTTATTTGCTGAATCGCAGTGAGGATATTCTCTATCGTTTCATCCCTGTCCAGCTCCTCATTTTTTTCCTCAAGGTCATCTTTGTGATCGTCTTGAGTAATATCAAGCATATTTTGTTCAATACCAACAAGGTCACGGAGAACCTCTACTGAGGAT